TATTTAAAAATCTATATATAGTAAATATAACATCTTTTTCAACATTAAATTCTGATAAAGTTTTATTTTCTTGGAGAATATAATATTTATTATCATTAATATTCATAAAAAATGGTTTCATTAATTTAGAAATATTAATGACTGGTTTAAGTATTTCTTTATTACTATTATAATAATTTATATAGTCTATCCAATTAAATTCAATTATTCCATGATTATCGTCATAATAAAATAATTTACTATTGCATTTAAAAAATCCTGTAGCATGGTCTCCTTCATTGGAATGTGAATTTATAAATACAAAAACAGTTTCATCAGATAAAATTAAATTATTTGTATAATTTATTATTAACACATATGGATCATCTACAAATATAAATGATAGTAAATTAACAAGTATTATATCTTCTTTAAGTGTTCCTCCATCATATTCATCACCGCTGCGAAAAATATCTTTATTTCTAGTTATTTCAAAAGCAGTCAATGATCCTTCTACACTAATAAAAGTTGAATTTCTTCTTGTTATTTTGTTTTTTATAACTGGTTGTACATTAAGGTTTTGTGTATTTTCAAAACCAACAGGACTAGTAGATCTAGGTGGTGTTATGGTTCCTAACATCATATTTGGATTAATTATAGGACATAGGTCCGCATTAGAATTACATAATTTAGAACTTATTTTTATTGATTCGTCATAACTTAAATACATACATAATCTTTGTTGTAATAATTTAATATAAATAATTAATTTATCTTTCACTCTTTTTAAATTTGATTCATTATGTTTATAAATATATGGTAAATATTTATCTCTTTCTTTTAAAAATGCAAATTCAACTATATCTTCGGCTGTTAAATTTAATAATCTTTTTTGTACTTGATTTTTTAATGCATCTGAAAAACAAAATAGTGTCTGTATAGTATCATGCCAACATTCTCCATTGTGCTGTTTAAATCCTCTTTTATCACAATATGTAATTGGTGTAAAATCAGTATGATATTTAGCTAATATTCCTTTTAATTTTTCTATATTATCTTTATTTAATCCACCTATCAAAGAATTGTTATTTTTTAACAAATTTATATACTTATTTTTATATTTAATATATTTATAATAGTAATCCTGCATATATTCTTATTTATAAATTAAATTTTTTTATCAAGTCTAAATTATCTTTAATGAAAACCTTAATTTTTTCTAATTTAGATATTAGCTTTTCATCTAATTTAAAATCATCAAAATATTCTAAGGTTTCTTTATCATCTGCATCTATACATTCCCAAATAAAATTTAATGAATTTTCAACATTAATATTGTTGTTCAAATTATTTATTAATTTTTGTATTATTTCTTCAATAAATTTTGTATTTTTTATTTCAATATCTTCTTCTACTTTTTTATAAAATTCTAATACAGAATCTTTAATTATAAAACTATTTTTTGATACTGATTTTATCTTTATACTTTTTAAATTTTTTGCTCTGGATATTGCAGTATAAGCTTGTCCAGATGCAAAAATATTAGAACCTATATCTATTTCAAGAGCATCTAGGGTCATGCCTTGTGCTTTATGAATAGTTAAAGCATAAGCTAATTTTAATGGCATATAATAGATATATATTTCTTTGTCTTCAATATTTACAGTTTTAAAATATTCTATATCATAAGATGAACCATCAATTCTCTTAATGATAACTTTATTATTTTTAACATTTATAATTGAACCTCTAGTACCGTTAACAATTCCTTTATCTTGGTCAATATTAGCTGTAACTACTACTTGAGCACCTACACATAATTCTACTGATTCAGGAACATCTAAAGACTTTAACCATGTCATTGCTTTATCTTTATTTTTTTTTATTGTAGGATAATTTACTTCATATATTTTTTTTTCTGCACCAGATTTAATTAATTTATTATATTCTGCTTTATTTACTTTATCAACATCGAAATTTTTAGGATATAAGATTGTTGGTTTAATTAAATCCGAACCAACATCATTTTCTTTATATTTTAACAATGTTTCATAATGTTTATCTGAGCAAATTCCATATCTAAATTTTGATAACATTTTTTGGAATTTATTATCGCCGTCTTGCCTTATCATTTTATAAAGATAAATTGTGTCCAAGTTTAATTTTTTCCACAACTCAGATTTGAAACAATAATCACCCGATACTGGTTCTAATTGACAAAAATCTCCAGTTAAAACTAGTTGTAAACCTCCAAAAGGTTTACTATTATATCTTACTAATGATAAATATTCAGAAATTTTTTCTAATAATTCTAAATCTAACATTGATATTTCATCTATAATTAAAACATTTTGCAGTCTAAGTTTTTTTACAGTATGAGATAATTTATATCTTGCATATGCAAATAATTCTTTTGCAGATTCTTTTGCTAAGCCTATTCCCAAATAGGAATGTAATGTCCTTCCACCAATTAAAAAAGCAGCTGAACCTGTAGTTGCTGTAACACCAAAAGAAATACCTTCTGTTTCACAATGTTCTATAATTTTTTTTAATGTTACTGATTTACCAGTTCCTGCTGGACCTGTTAAAAATATATTATTTCCTTTTTTAAAAGATGTTAAAGCTGACTCCTGTTCATAATTCAAAATAATTTCTTGTGGTTGTATATTTTCTTCTTCATCGTCTTCTTCTAAAATTACATCTTCCTTAATATTTAATGATTTTTTTTTCTTGGGTGGTTTATTTTGACATTTAATTAAATGTTCATTAATGTCCGCTATTGGTAATTTAATTTTTTTTGAAGCATCTTCAACACTAATAGGTTTATCTGAATTAATTAATTGTTCAGCTACACTTAAAAGTTTTCCTATAATACTACCAAAAGTTCTCTTATGAATAGTTGCTATTTCATTATGAGTCTTACCATTTTTAATTTCAGATAACATAAGATTAACTTCATCATCTGTCCATCTAGAACCTGCATTAGCTGTTTCTGGTTTTTCCTTTAATGCTTTTATTTTACTATACATATAATAAATATAAGTATATTATATTACAAGATATTATTGCAATTTTTCAGAAAAAACTGGAATTTCTTAAAAATTGGAATTTCTAAAAAATTGTATTTTTTATTTACTAATATAGTATTATAATTTTCATGCAAGAAAGACAATATGATGAAGGAATGATTTCTGTAACAAATTATATAAAAAATAATACTGAAATTTTTATTGAAGTTGGTTATAAATATATTCAATTATTTAAATCAATTGATTATTTATATAAAAATACTCCTGATAATTTTAATTTTATACCTATTGAATATTTTTCTGGTTCGTGGGATAAACTAAATGAAGTTTTAAATTACTGTATAACAAATCGTTATGTAATTAAAAATGATCCTAACTTTCAAAAATATGTAGCAGACAATATTTGCAACATGAACTCGCATCAACAATTTGATGTTATAGTTTATGAACAAGGTATTCAAAATGCAAATAATTTATGTGTTTTTTATTATGCATGTAAAAATATTCTTACTAAAGATACAATAAAAAATTACGTTAATGATAAAAATGAAACTTTAGCTCATCAAGTTTATATCAAACAGAATATATTAAATCCAAATTATATTTCTAAAATATTACCTTATATTGATAATTTTGAAGAAGTCGCCCCTAATATTGCTAAAGATTTTCAAAATCTTTTTAATGATGCAAATTTTGAATTTACTGATTCAATTATTAAATTAATTTTTATTAAAAATTTAGAAATACGAAATTTTAAGATTCTTTATCTAATATTAAAAAGCAAAAAACTTAATATAAATGATGATGATATTTTTAAAATATTATTTGATTTACTTTTAATGCGAGTTACTCCTTTGAAATATAAAGCTAACACAAGTATAAATCCTATTTATAAAATTAATTATAATGATGAAAATATGATAAAAGAATTGTTTAATGAAAAAATGCTTTTATCAACTGATAATAATTCAAATACTGAAATGAATAAACATATAATAAATAAAATAAATCTCCATGTAGGTAAACAAGAAAATTTAAATTTAATTGAATATGAAAATGGGTTAAACCGTTCTAATTTAGTTAGACCATTATTAGTTCTAATAAATTATTATAATGCATATAAAATTTTTATTTTTTACGGATTAGATCTAACAAAAAAAGTAAATGGTATGACTCTTTATGAACTTTATATGGATGGTTGTTTACCTATAAAATTATTAAATCCAGATATGCATAATTATTTTCGTGATTTGTTTACAAAAAAAGATTAATTATGTTTTATTATCTATATTCTTTGAAATTGGAGATAATTTATTTATAATATATTTGAATATAATACAAGAACAACAAATGATTTTCTTTTGAGTTATAAATTTTTTTTTACCCAAACCCATTTCTTCATCAGATTTAATTTCTTCTTCTTCATTTTCTTTATCGTCTTCTTTATAAGGTGGAATTTTTATAGTAAGTTTTGTTGGTTCAGGCTCCAAATTATCCATAATTTATTATATAATATATATATAAAATTATTATCAATTTTTATATATATTTTAACCAAATAAAAAAAATGGTAAATAAAAACAACAACAACAGCACATAGTAGCGCAATCTGCTTCATCTTTAGTTTGTTCTAATTCTTTTTCTTTAGATATAGAAGAAAGTGGATTTTTTTTAATTTCTGTTTTAATCATTATAATATAATATATATAATTAAAAAATTATTTCAACTTTTTTAATTATAAATCATTTAATTTTGGTTTATATCCTCTAATGTAATAATATCTTGAAATATAGGGATCTTGAATTAGTAACTCTGATAATTTTTTCTTCTCTATTTCTCTTTTATTATTTGTATAATAAACATTATTTATTTTATAACCTTTCTTAACTGCTAAGGTACACATTATTGCTAAACAATGAGCACATGGCGCTGAAGAACCAATAGTTCCTGCCAAAGTAGTTCTCAAAACAAAAATATTAACAGCTTGTAGTTTTTTTGATTCTCTATTTTTTAACTTTCGAATTGCATTATGTTCAGCGTGATAATTAATTGTCATTTTTGCCCAATTTTGACCAAATGATAAAGGTATAATATTTGAACCAGATTCTTGAAAAACCATAGCTATATGTAAATTATTTTTATCCATATTAATACAAGGACATCCTTCAGCGTCATGACCTAACCTTTGACTAATCATTTCATTCATGTGATATATAAGAGAGTTGTTTATTTTATTAGTTATGTCGGAAAACTGTCGAGATAGATTAGAATCATAGTAATGATGTGACATTAAGATTATTAAAACATATAGTCTTAAATAGAATTTGTCAATTTTTTATAACAAATATAATATATAATAAGCTATTTTATACATGGATTATAAAAAAAAATATTTAAAATATAAATATAAATATATAAAGTTAAGAAAATTATTTGGAGGTGATGATTCATATAAAACTGTTATATATTTAGTTGCTGTTAACAATGAAATGAGCCAACATTTTGAATTAGTAAATCACCCAAATGAATTATTATATAACCCATTTGCAAATAAATTATTATATGAGAATTCTTATATACAAGGTTTTGAAAAAAAAAATTTATTTGATATAAATAATCAAGCTAAAGAGTTATATGATGATGCTAAACTACGAAACACGTTTATTAATACTTCTTTAGTAAATTTATGTGATAAATTAGGTGCATTATATATATGTACTAAAGAAATTAATGAAGAGTGGAATAAACTAGCTCAAGATATTGGATTAAATATAGCATTATTTAATGGAGATGGTACTGCATTAAGAAGTCTTGATAAGGATAATGATAAATTTATACGTGGTATTAATATATTATTAGGTTGTTCTACTAAAGATCTTGTTAAAACATTAAATGAAAATGAAAATAAAAATGGAAAATATTTTATAGGTATAGATAATTTTAAACATAATTATGGTAATTCATTTTATATGTGTCCTCAGTCTTTTAAAATAGATATAAAAGATTTTATAAATAAATATGAGACAAAATATGCAAATGAGTATCCAATAATAAAAATTATAAAAATATTTTTTGAACAATTTATAACTAGAGAATGCAAAATGCTTACACTTGAAAAAATTAAAGAAAAATTAATTTCTTTAAAACCTAAAATAGACTCGAAAAAAACATTTAGTGGAAAAGAACATTATTTTAATTCAGACTATCAAATTGATTGTTTTAAAATAGATGAAAAATTTGAAAACTATATAAAAAATAAAATTAAAATTATTGAAGATGAAGAAGCTGAAGAAAAGAGTAGAGAAAAACTTAAACAGGATAGAAAAAAGGATGAACAAGATTGGTTAAATTATAAAAGAAATTTATTAAAAATTAATCCTAATGAATCATACGAAAAGGATATAACACAAGATTATAAACTTTATTTTAATGAAACTGATTTGAAAAAAATTTTTGATGTAGATGACTTAGAATTAGAATTAGATAAAGCAAATAATCACTTAATTATAAACAATGAAAAGTTCAAAATATATTTAATAAATAATATTGATAATAAGAGATTAGAACAAAAATATTTTAAATTTATAAAAAATGGCGATATATATGATTATTATAATTATAATAATATTAGTGTTGAAGAAGATGGAAATTATCCAGAAGAACCTGATGAAATAATATATGATTAATGATTATTTTAATTTATACGATAAAAACTTATTTATAGCAAAAACAAATTCATTATGAGGACAGATTGTATGTAAATCATAATAGTATTCCCAATCTCTAAAAGTACTATTCCAAAACCAACCTTTTCTTGGATCTCTATAATCAAATAAACACCATGCACCACAATGATGAAAATATCTTTTTATTAAAGAATATTTTATTTCTATATTTGTTGTATTAAAATATAAACCTTCCTTACCTGCTATGTTATTTTTTAATTCATATGGACATAATTTATTAATTTCTTTAACATAGTTACCTCGTAATTTAATATTATTATTTTTGAAATAGAAATTATAATCCAATGAAATAACAATAATTAGAAGACTAAATATTCTAATTAAAGTAAAATCATTATTAGAATTAATCATAATATTATAATTATTATAATAATATTATCTTTATTCACTTTTTTTTCAATAAAATTTTGAAATTGTTTTTAATTATAGAGTTATAATCTATTAATTCTATTTGTTTCATATTAGGAGACATCTTCTTACAAATTGGATAATCTTTATAATTCATATACAATTGCGATGATAGTTTATTAATTACTTTTAAAATTGATTTATCTTTTTTCTTTGGATTATAAAAACAAAATATTTTTATTACATCAAATACCTGATTTAATTTAGAATAAAATTCATACTTTACATTTGTTTCTGAACCCTTTTTTATGCAATCTATACATAGTTTATTCCATTCAATATTTTCCTTTGGATCTGGAATAACATTAAAAACACTATATTGACAAATTAAAATTATTAAGTTTATAATACTTTCTAAATATTCTTCAGGAAAATAATCAAATATTCTTAATTCTATCCCGTGCTTGTGAAACTTATTATAATTAAAATCATATCCTATTGTTTTTGGAGGAATATAAGGAGAGTTTTCATGTAATTTATTAAAATAATGAGGTGTATCTTTATAATTAAAATCATTTAACATTTTACCTTTATTCATAACCTTTGTATCATATGTACCTAGACCTATATATCTACTCATTGCTAATCTCAATGAGCCACCAGCGTAATCTTTATTTAATATATGAAAAATATCAGGAGAACCATATAAAGCTATTAATAAAGGTTCTATCCATTGAATTGCTCTAATTGCATTTGCATGAACTTGTTTAAACTGAATTTCATTTTCTATTTCATTCTTTGAATTTAGTTTGGTTGGTAAAGTAATATTTATATGATATGTTCCATTATTACAAATAGCTAAATTATTTAAATTAGTTTGAAATTTTGCAAATCCAAAATTAAAATGAGGATAAACAATTTTTTGATTAAATATATAATTTTTATTTAAATTATCTTCTTTATTTATTACTAATACAGAATTAATTTCATTTAAAAAAGTTTGTTTAACCTTTTTTAATTCTGTTATACATTTATTAACTGTTGTTTTATAAAAATTAAATGTTGTAAATTCAAATGTATCACCATCGTAAATCATATTTTTATCAAACAGTACATTAAAAGCAACGCTTTTTTCTATTAGATAATCATTAATAGTTTTACCACAAAATTTAGGGTTTGGTTCCGCTAATTTTGTATATTTATTTGTGGGTTCATTATAGTAATCAGTTTTTTGAAACAAATATCCATTGATATAAACTGGTAAAAATATTTTTTCAGGTAATAATTCTAAAGCTTTGTTTAATTGAGAATTATCATAATTTTCCCAATAATTTACAGAGTATCTTTCTCTTTTGTGGTTTTTAAGTAAAAATTCTTTACTAACTTCCACAAAATTTTCAAACATTAAATATGATTCGTTTTCTATTCCAATACCCCAATATTCATCTCCATTTTCTTTTAAGTTTTCAAAAAAGTCGATATATTTCTTATGTTTTTCCTGGGAAAATTTATAAATAATTGGTTCAATATTTAATTCTAAACCATGCAATGGCACATCAACCATAATATAATATAGTAGAAAATAATTTATCTAAATCATTTATTAATAGCAAATAATCTGAAGTTCTTCCAATGATAATTCATTATAGAAACTTAAAGTATCATTATGTGAAATATATTTGGAAAGATTCATAGATCTTCCAATTCGAGCATTTAACATATATAAAAATATTTTATAATTATGTGTATTTTTAATTTCTTCAATTAATGCATTAATACTCCTATATTTAATAGGAGATTCCCAGTTGTTGCTCAAATCTAATACAATTTTTTGAGTAATATTTTCCAAAATATATTTTTTAGTTTCAAAACCAATATCAATATTATAATATCTTAGTTTTTTAAGACAATTTATAATTTGTTGATTATTATTTGTATTCATTAGTTTATCTCTAATGTAAAAGGCTTCTGCTGTATGATGTATGTCTAATCCAATTAAATTTTCTTTTAATGAATTCATATTTATATCAATATCCATTAATCAATATATTGATTAATGTTTAAATAATTTTATTACTTATATTAATGAGTCATGAGAATTGTAAAAATAAGACTATTGAAAAAACAATGAAAGAATTTGAAAATAAAAAACTTAAACAAAGAGATGGCAAGGTAATTAAAGACAGAAAACAAGCTATTGCTATAGCTTTATCAAAAGTTGAAGATGAATGTAAATTAACTGCTAGTGATTATAAAGCTATAGAATTAAAAGTAAAAAGTTATCTAGATCCCGAAAGTCCTGTTTCTAAAATTGTCCTAACTAGAATAATAGAAACCAAAGAATTAATAGAATATTATTTAAAAAAAAAAAAAATTAAAAAAAAATTATTTAAAAAAAAAAAATATTAAAAAATGTAAAAAATATGAAGAATTATTGTGGACTTATTTGATTAGATGTGGAATGAAAGATATAGAAATATCTCATAATGTCTGGGAACAACTAAACGAAATTAAAAATATGGGCTTTTAATATATATAAATAAAAATAAAAAATTTCTATTTATATTTAATATGAAACATTTAATAATTTTTGTAATTATTATTTTAGGTATTTTATTGATTAAATGCTCTGTAGTAGAAAAATTTACACAAGTATTTAATAGTAAATATAAGTTACCTGATGCAACAATCAAATATTCTTATCAAATAGAAAGTAATGGCGTATTTGCAAATAATAAAATTAGTAAAGGAGATATTATAGAAATATGTCCAGCTATAATTGAAAAAACTAAAAATATACAATATACAGATAAACTTAAGGATTATTATTTTGAATACGATGTAGATAATTCTTTAATTG